CTGTTGGTGGTAATCTTACTGCTGAAATTACTGGAAATGGTGATATTACATTAAAAGAAGGAAATTTAACAACATTAATATCAAAAGGTAATTGCGATTTAGAATTAACTGAAGGAAATTTAACAACATTAATATCAAAAGGTAATTGTGATTTTACAATGTCTGAAGGTACTACCACAATAAAAAGTGAAGGCTTAATAAAATTAGATGGTGATGTAAATGTAACTGGTACTTTATTAGTTGATAAAACAACTACTACAAGCGGGTCACAAGTGGTTGATAGTCATACACATGTTATTTCAGGTGGATCAAGTGCTGGAAATACTGGTGCATTAACTTAATAAAGGTATAAATAAGATATATGGCAACGATAGCACGACAAGCAACATACAAAGATTTAGATTTTACTTTTAAGCAAAATCCTAATACCAATGACGTTGGTATAAAAAAGGATAATGCTGCAATAATACAAAGTTGTCTTAATATACTTAGAACAAATCATGGAGAAAGACCATTTAATTGGAATTTTGGTGCTAATTTAAGATCATATCTATTTGAAAATATGTCTCAAATAACAGCAGCAAATATGTCTACTTCTATTAATACTGCTTTAACTAATTGGGAACCAAGAATAGAAATACTAAACACAAATATCCAAGCTAAGGCTGATGAGAATGAAGTATTCATAACAGTAACCGGTAGAGTTAAATCTAGTAATGAAGTAATAGATATAACAACCACAATAGAGAGATTACGATAATGGCAATAGAACGTAGAATTACAACAAGTGAATTAGATTTTGACCAAATAAAAGCAAATCTAGTAACACATATGAAGGCAACAGATACGACCTTTAATGATTATAACTATGATGGCTCTGCAATGGCAACTATTATTGATGTATTAAGTTATATAACCCACATTAATTCAATGAATGCAAACTTTGCATTGAATGAAACATTCCTTGATACAGCTCAGTTACGAAGTTCTGTTGTATCTCATGCCAAACTATTAGGTTATACTCCAAGGTCTATTGCTCCTTCAGTTGCTATTATAAATATGAAAATGAATTATGATACTACAGCTACACCTCTTTGGAACCATGATGCAAATAACGATCCACTTCCTTTAAATATGGCTAGAGGTACTAAATTCTCTACTACAATTGATGGTGTCACATATCCAATGTTTGCTTCAGTTACATCTACTATAAATTTTGATTCTGGTTGGAACTTCTCAAATATTTCAATTGAACAGGGGACATTATCTGAAATATCATATGTATTTCAAAATAATACATTTGAGCAATACTTAATTCCATCAACTAATGTAAACACTAAATCTATCAAAGTTACTGTAATAGATTCAGCTTCTACAAGTGCATCTAAGGTCTATACTTTAAATAGTAACGTAGTAGATTTAGACGGTTTAAGTGAAGTATACTTTTTAGAGGAAGGCAGAGACGGATATTATGAAGTCAAGTTTGGTGATAACATTATTGGTAGGAGACCCGGAAATGGAAATACTATTACAATTGAATATTCTACTATACCTTCTAGCGCTGATGTAAACGGCGCTACTGTATTTACTATGACTGATTCACTTAATGGTAATACAGATGAGACTGTCACACTCGTAACTAAAGCTACTGGTGGTGCACCAAGAGAAACTAAAGAAGCAATTAAATTTAATGCTCCTCTTGCTCATGTATCTCAAAATAGAGCAGTTACGCCTGACGATTATAAAGCTATTATTAAAAATGAATTTGCCGATATTGAAGCTGTTAATGTATGGGGTGGAGAAGACCATGATGTACCAGATTATGGTAAGGTTTATATAAGTATTAAGCCATTATCAGCTGAAGTCCTTACTGATGCACAAAAAACTACCATAAAAACAAACATTCTCAAGCCAAAAAACGTTGTAAGTATCACTCCAGTTCTTGTCGACCCAGAATACACCTACATAGACCTTGCAATCTATTTTAAATATAATCCTAACTTAGCTACAGTTACAGCGTCTGGTCTTGCAACCTCAATAAGGAATACAATTATTACATATAATACAGATACATTACAAAGTTTTGGTGGAGTATATAGAGACTCAAATGTTCTTAAGAAGATTGATGATACTAATATCGCTATTTTATCTAACATTACTCGTATTAAGATGACTAAAAAAATTACACCAGTACTTGGTACAGCTACTAAATATACACTTAAATTTAATCAAGCATTGACTGACTTAGATGCTACTACAGGTACTACAGGTTCTTATGTGTCATCAACCATATTTACATATACTGGTGTTGATGCTAAGCTTAAAGATTTTTATGATAGTTCAAGTGATACACGAATTATTCAAATAGTTGATTCATCTAATTTAGTATTACATACAAATATTGGTGATGTCAATGAAGAAGCTGGAATAGTTACTCTTAACTCATTTCAACCAACTGCATTACCAGTTGGGTCAACTACAATTGACGTAACTGTTAAGCCGGCTTCATCTGATATATCACCTACAAGAAACGAATTACTAACAATTAATACCTCAACAGCAACGATAATAGGAGAAATTGATACTATGGCTACTGGTGGTACTACTGCTGGTATTGACTATACAACAGTGAGTAACTAATGGCAACAATTGGTAAATATAATATATCATCATACGTAGATGATTTAATACCTGAACATATACAGTCTGCATATCCTGACCTTGTTGAGTTTATTAAAGTATATGCTTTATACTTAGAACGTACTAATAAGTCTGGATTTTATTTAAATGCACTTGATATCCAAAGGGATATTGACTTTGTAGAAGCTCATCTACTTACAGAACTCCAAAATGAAATTGGTGTTGCAGTACCAAGAGACTTTGCTGTAGATGCAAGAACATTTTATAAAAGACTTATTGAATTTTATAGAAGTAGAGGTACACCAGAATCTATAACATCATTCTTTAGAATGATATATGATGATGAGGTTGAAACATATTTTCCACTTGTAGATATACTTGAACCATCTGATGGAGATTGGACAGACCAAGCAGCTGATATTCAAATAAATCAATCTGCATACACACCTTGGAATACATTTACATTATCTGGAACACAAGCAGACCCAACAATAATTAGTGGTAATAATGATGATAGTAATGCAGCATTTTTAGATGATGATGTAGTATTTGTTAATAATACATATCAAATTCCAGGTACAGATTATGTAGAAGAGGTATATTCAGAATCAAATATAACTAAATATAGATTAAATTTTACAACACAATTATCAAATGGTGATGTGGTTAAAACATATCCTAAAGGTTTGTTTACTACTGCAAATGGTTTCTTATCAGATAAGAAATTTATACAAGACTCTTACTATTATCAAAAGTTTTCATATGTATTACGTACTGGTAAGAATGTATCAGATTGGAAGAATGCATTTACAAGATTAATTCACCCGGCTGGATTTATATTCTTTGGTGAAATATCAATATTTATTGAACTACTTACTTCAACAAATGACCAAGCACAGTATGGTTGGTTAGAAGCAGCTGGTAAGATTAATCTTAACTTAGCAGCAAAACAAATTGGTCCAGTAAGTTTTAATTCAAATTTATATGAAATAAGTTGGACACATATTCCATATACTACAACTGAAACTTATAATATTGGTTCAGGTGGTGATAGAATAGGTATGTGGAACCATTGGGAGAACATGAAGTTCAGATATTTGGGTCCAAATAGCAATTTTGCTTCATATACGTTTGCAGATAGTATAAATAACAATATAGGAATACAACATAACCAAGAGGTTATGAAATTAACGTGTGATACCGTTAATATAAATCAAGGCAATCCATATACAAGTACGTATACTAAGCCTTATATAGTAAATGGAGTAAACCAAAATGCTGATATAACCTATTACGTACAAGATTGTACAGCAACATATTCATAATAATAATACAATAAAGGAAAAGACATGGCAGCAATAATTACTAGCAAATTTAGATTAGATACAACTAATAAATTCTTGGCTAGTCTTGGCGACAATCAATTCTACATGGCCTTGGGACGGCCTAATGCGTGGACTGATGATACGGTTCCAACAACCCCATATGAAAATGACTATACATCAAATACTTTATGGGAAAACATGTTTGCCATGAAGCGAGTAGATGCTACAGACATTATTCATTGTTCACCAAGAAATCTTTGGGTTTCTGGTACAACTTATGTAGAGTATGACGATCAAGACACTGATATTGAAAGCAAAGTATTTCACGTTATTTCAGATAATAATAACGTATATATGTGCTTGAAAGCAGGGTCAGGAACAAGTACAACAAACCCAGATGCTACCGGTGTTCAAACATCGGGTGTTATAAATCACTCAGGCTCAGATGGTTACATATGGAAATATATGTATACAGTCCCAA